TTTTTTTTTGCAATTAAAACTTGGTTAAAAGGTAATCATAAATATTACCAGTTAGCCATCTGCGTGTGTCATCCGTTTTAGTTAGAGTCATAAGTCAACATAATAGTGGGCGCTAGCCCAGTATAGTTGGGTATATGCTAATACACACCGAGTTTTCTATATTTACTGGACTAAACTTTAAGTCCCACAAAAACGAGAAGTAGGATAACAGGACTTCTCGAAAAGTTATTAACAATCACAAACCTGTAACATGATTGTTCTTTTATTTTTAAATTATCTACCACAAATACTGTGCAGCGGAGTTTGCTCCGTACACATTAGGTAAAAGTGGGGGTACACAAATAAAACAGGATAAATCTCCATCATCAGCCATAGCTCTATAAAAATTATGAACTGAATATCCACTTATAAAGGTTACACCAGAGGCAGCGTCAACGGGTAAATTAATAGTAACTACAACACCTGAAGCTGAAGACAACATGGCACTACTATATCCATTTACAGCAGCATTTTGAGAAGTAGTTAAATCAGAAATACTTCTACCAAAAGTTTTAGTATACTGTGGAACTTCTATAGTAATAACATTATTAGTACCAACAGTTTGTTCAACTAATGGAAAATTAAAGTATGGTCTAACTCCAGAACCTCCGCCAGATATTGGGAAAGCAGTAGCCCCGATAAATGTTTCAGTTTGTAAGTAAACTTGAGTTGGAGTATTAAGCAAGTACTGGTTAGCACTTCCATATAATCCCAAGTCTAAAACATCTCGGATTCTAATTCCACCTCTCCAAATAGCATAGCAAGATGCTACTAATCCTAAATGATCAGTATAAAGTTGGTTAGTAGGAGGCGTTAAGTCTATTATTGGTATAAAATCAGGAGGGAACCAAATGGAGGTTCCGTTATACGAAACATTAGAACTAACTATTTTATTGTTAGGTTGTATTGGGGTAAATCGTTTGAGCAAAGCTCTAAAACTGGAAACTTTATCACCAATACAAGCAGAGGAAAAGATAATTGAATTTCCTTCTACTTTGGAGTTTCCTATGGTAGTAGATATAACTTTAGAATCATTAACTAATCCAGATTGAACTTTCATAGTCTTGAAACTAAAGGATTGTGGTGTAAACTGAGTGGGAGTATATTCAAAAGGAGCTGGTATTCCAAATTCTAAATCATCTCCACCACAAACTTCAACTAATATTTGAATAGAAGCACCAACAGAAGCTGGGGCAACCAAAGCGTCTACCACATCAACATATATTGATCCAGTAGCCATAGATGCGTTTGTATAAGGAGAACGACTAATATAAGGAACAACTAGTTCCACTTCAGTTGTATCACGAATATCCACAATTAATCTATTTACATAAACGGGGTTCGAAACATAAGAATAATCATCAGTAGGGTAAAAAGAAAAAGAAAGTCTACCAGTATGGAACTTAGTCTTAACAAATTTGAATCTATACTTTAATGATCCACGCCACAATTGGAACTGATTGGCTATAAAAGAAACAGGGGGAAAATGTGTAGCACCACCAATAACTAACTGAATAGTTGGTTGGACAGTGTACAAACCTAAATTTCCCACTGGAGTCGTCTCAGCCCAAGTAAGGGTGGAAAAATAAGCATATTTTCTAACTATATAAGAAAAATCCATCTCATCATATTGTTTACCACTCAAACCGTTGATGATTGTAACACCGGGTTTGCTAATTAAAGCAAGAGATCTAGCATCACTATCACCATCAACTTGTGAATGAGTAGAAGCATTTAAGATTTCCATTTTTGCTAAGGAATCACCTTGTATTGGTTTACTATAACCAAACATGGAGGCTGTCTTGGCAATTCTATCAGAAATCCATGAAATTGATCGAGCGTAACCAGAAATAAGGGGAATGTCAGCAAACTCATTAAAGCCTTTAGCAATACTAGTAGCTATACCTGAGATTGGACCGTTATTCTTATTTGAAATTTCTTTATCAGAAAAACCTGCCTGAGCAGAAGCAGCACCAAAGAGCTTAATATTCTCAAAAGACATGTAAACTGTATAAGATACAGAAGAAGATCCTGTTGGAGAAATCAAAGGAGAGTAAGGATAAATATTTAAAAATCCTAAAGGATTTAAATCTCCACTCCCTAAAATGTTATTAAGCGACCAAAAATTATAAACAGAACAGAATGGGACTAAAAGTTCACCAGCAGTTTGAGTGTTTATATCTATCTCTATATGTGGAATAGTTGTTCGTTGTACTAAAGTTCCTATCATCATATTATTTCTATTTGCGCTTTTAGTAGTATTTCCATAAGCACCAGCTAATGGTACCCATCCCATACAATATCGTCCTGCTTGAAAGGGGTTGCCATTGACAACAAGACGAAATCGCATATCAGCACGAATACCAAAATAACCAGCAACTTTTTGACGCCATACAACACCTTGAGTACTCTGAAAACCAGAGTAAGGCATTGAAAAGGACGATATAGTTGCCAGTGTATCGGTGGTCTGAAATGTTCCACTAGCTACAACAATAGGTTTGGTTAAATAATCGATAACAGATTGTTCAGTTTTTTGAGTATCAGATAAATTTATGATGGTATCATCTATATGAGCCATCATACTGGTATCTCTAATAACAACATTAGCATCATCAATAAATTTTGTAGTTGCACTTTGTTGTGATTCACCAGAAATACCTATAATAGAAGAATCTTCAACGACACTCTTCATTACTGAAGAACTAGACGACGAATTCATATTCATTTGTAAATTAACATTTTGTTCTACGGATGTTGAACCGTAATTTGGATTATTTGTATTTTCAGCAAGTTAATTATAAGACTTAATGTTAACTTAAACATTAAGAATGTAGACCGTACTATTTGTTTGTTGGGATTGCCAACATCCTGTTTGATCAGTACCTCTAAAAAGAGCAGGATTTCATAGAGCAGCAATAAAATTGAATAAACAGTCACAGATACATACAATTTTAAGATCACACTCTACATTGCCTTTGGAGCGGTGGAAACTACTTCCAAGTCTGGTATGTTTTTATAGCTTATATCCAGAATCAGCTATTAAATCCACTATTATAGTGGGCCAGTTTAACGACTTGGTCGGTCATAATTTAGTTAATAATAAAAGTCTATATCAAGCACTTGTTTATAAGTACTTTCATAAGACAAATGTATTGGTTGAGATGGGATTATTTCCGGATAATACCTCAGCTTCAAAGCACTTAAATGTTTTTGCCAAAAATAGAATTTTTCTTCATCATGTAGAGTAAATTCTCTCAACACATTAGCTATATTATCAACCGTAATTGTATCACCAAGGAGACCCTTTTTGGTCCAATTAAGCATTTCCACAATCGCGGACTCTCTCAAAGGCCCAATCCAACGACCTAGAGCTTTATCTTTCTTGAATCCTCTTTTAAGGAACTCAACTTCAGTAAGCTTTCGGTACTTTTCCTTAGCATTTTCTTTTAATTCATTAGTAAAAACCATACCCGCCGATTTCATTAAATCCGGCATCGTCATCTCATTAAACTTATCCCTTATGGTCTCATGAGTAGACCATAAGTTATCATCACCTAAACATATCAAAAAAACAAGATCATTAAATTTAGTTATAGGCAATTGAGCTTCCTGAAAAGAAATCCTAAAAACAATATTATTATAAATAGTATTGATAATAGGGGTGAGAGGATTGCCAGATGGCATTCCTGTTTCCCAAAAATACAACATCGATTTAAAAATATGTTTTGAATAACTTATCTCACTAAAAATCATTGATCTAATGATATTGTCTGGATTATCTTTTCCATACCAATTATTGATCATCTCACAAATTCTATTTAAAATAACGGGAAATTCATGGCCATCAAATTTAGAATGATCTCCAGCACCAGCAACAAGATCATCATCATTTTTAGAATATTTAAGAACTTGACGTGCTATATTATCCCAATCTTCAGAATAAGGATTCAGCCCCAAAGCAGACCCTACTTTTATATTCATAGCAAAATACTCTGAACAAAACGATCCAAAATACATTCTGCAAATAACTAAAAAGATAAATGGACTAGCAGAAAATAATCTTGTTTTTCCTTCAAGGGCCTTAGACCTATCTCGTTTTTCATCTTTCAAGCAATCAACATATGCAAAGAAAGGTCTTTCTTTCCTATCATATTGAGACAAAGTTTTATGAACTACTAAAGCAATTTGTTCATAAGCTTTGTCCTTAGCTTGCTCATCGTTAAATTCACAAGCAGCATAATAAGATTTCTTGATATTTTCACATTTATCTGGTTTATTTAAAGGAAATCCAGGACTAGTTGAAGATGATATTGGATGTATATTATCGAAAGCATGTAATGAAATATCCAAAGGTATAACAGATCTATATTCCAACGGAATTCTGCTATGTCTAAAAATTAATTCTTCATAAGATTCAAAGGCTAATATAATATAATCTTCTTTAATCGGGGGAGAATTTAATCCATAATTCAATAAAGCCTTATCACCAGGATCAATTATATTTCCATCTTCATTTAAAAATGGATGAAGTTTTGCAGGTAATGTGGTTACAACATCCCATGGTTTAGGTAATTTTCCATGTAACTTAGATTTACAAATTTCAGATTTAGAAACAGTATTTGGAGCCCAACCATTAATAATAGAAGCTTGTGGAACTAAGATATCGGGTCTTTCATCAATAGGGATGTCCTGAACAAAATCAGGAACTTCTTCAGAAAGAAAATGATTTTCATTATAGACTATTCCCGAATCACTAAACATTTCATCCATCAATTCAGATGGAATGATATTAGCGTAACCAGTACCTTGACCTCCAGCAACATGCATACCCAACAAACATCGATTCTCAAATTTGGTAGTATTAACAAATAATAGAGAACCACAATCACCATTATCAACTTCAGCAGTATATTCAACAACCTCGGGATATCTAAATAGTTGATCATCCCATTGACCTTCAATTGGTACTGGTTCATCATTAAAATGACCAACCGTTTGAACATTTCGAATAATTAAATTATCTTTTTCAATATCTATATAAGAAGTCCCAAATAAAGAACATTTAAAACCACCTGTTCTTCGTAAAGTTTTAATATCATCGTTCTTCAACATATACCTATAAGCTCCAACGCTATTCGGATTAGCAACGGGAATATTTACCAAACAAGAATCTCTATTAGCAGCAGTTGTCGTGGTCCTAAAATTCATCATGAAATCCGTTAAAAACATTTTATGTATAACATTTTTATTAATAGACATCATAATAACATAGGCTCCATCTCCAGTCTTCTTTTGGGTAACTTTTTCCATCATATAAATATAATGTAAAGGCATCCAAAAAACAGAACTTTTCATATTAATCATGTGACCAAGCCTAGTCATAAGATTATCATTATTTGGAGTAACTATAAACGCCACAAAGAAGTACTTGTTCATAATTGACTTTGTGATATCGTTGAGATTATCTCTACCTAAATTAAGAAGACTATTTTTAATTTTGGGCATAGCAGTTATTTGCATATCCTCAATCTTATACGAATGAGTTCGGAATTGAACTTCAGTTTTGCTTGACAATGTAGTATGTTTCTGTTCATTTTTCGGTCTAAACACATCTCTTTTCATCATACGATTACTATCAACTGATTGGAACATAAAGGGTTTTATAATACCAGTGAACATATTGCTTAACTGCAAGAAAATAATATATAAACCACCAGCAGCAAGTATCAATATATACCAATACCTTTTGATGAAAGCATACATTTTCTTCAGGGGAATAACTATTATTCTCCTAATTCTTTGAATATAAGTGTTTGGATGAACTTCTTCCATAACAGGAATAAGTGATACTGGATTTATACCTTTCCTAAAACAAGTTACAAAGGAATTATCTACTAAAGCAAAGAAAGCATTCATTTTAAAATATTGATAACTAAAGAGATCTTGTTCACCAATACTCATCATAAAGTCATTATGTTTCTTTAAACCAGAAAATGTCTTGTCAAACATGTAACTAATACCATGTGAATCAAGAAGAGAAAACCAAGAGTTTAAATACTCCAAATACCTATCTTCAGGTAATTTACCCAGGAATGTAATAAATCTATCATACCCTGGTTTAACCTTGACCTCTTGAACTGATTCCATTTCAATATCTGACTTATTATCATCAGTAGATTGAGGTACATACATTTGAAAAGTCTTACGCTCTTGTGTATCTCTAAACAATTTTGAATAAGCGGATTGCTCTTTTCGAGAAAATCTCTCTTTCAAATTGTTAACTATATCGCCAACAGCATTTTTATTTGTTTCCTTATTAATATAATATTCTCTAATTCTTTTCTTATGTTGTTCAACTATCAATTCAATAACATCTTCTAAAGGTAAAATTCCTAAATCTTTAACTTCTTTATTAGATTTTAATTTAACATGCAATTTCCAAAAATCATTAGGAATAACACTAGTTTCTCGATTTTCAATATCAAGATTTTCAAAATCATACATCTCTGCAGGTAATTTTTCATAAT